GCCGAAGAAGAACAGGCCCTGCTCCGGGTTCATGTAGGAGTAGGAGTGCACGCGCTCGCCGAACACCATTGAATAGAGTTCAGAAGCATCGGCGCGGAATGCCGTCTTGACGCGGTAGTAAATCATCAGGGTGCGGAGTAGACCTTGGGGTAGAAGATCATGTTCAGGATGCGAGTCCCGACCGTCCCGGTCTGCTTGACCGACGCCCAGAAGCGCGTGTCAGCACGGGTTCCGGTAGGCCCAGCCGTCGAACTGGCGACCTCCGTGCCGTTGATGTAGAGCTTCACGGTTCCGGCCCCGTTTGAGTAAACTAGGAAGCGTTGCGTCTGACCGGTCGGCATCGTGGTCGTCGTCGCGACCTTGGTCAACGTGGTCCCGTCGTGAACCATCAGGTTCCAATAAGAAGAAGAGCCTCCCTGCTTCCAAATCCCAAACGCTTTCCCGTTCGGATCGTCTCCGTTGTTAGACGAGTTGAAGCCCCAGAAAACCTTCATCTCGTTATTGGCATCACCAATCCAAGTCGCGGAAATGTTATCGAGAGTGAATGAAATCCAGCACTTTTGCGAGAAGTCAAAGACGCTGCTTCCGACTCCGTCAGCCATGCCGGAATAGTTGTTGGTCTGCGCGTAAGCAAATCCTGTACCTGAGCTTGGACCGGCCATTTCATAGCGGAATGGAGGAACGAGATTGTTTGCAGCGCCCGTCCCTGATGTTCCGCCCGTGATGTTGAAGTAAGGCCGGTACGCGTCATTCATCAGCATCCACGTCACGCCTTCGACGGTCGGGACAAGAGACGTGCTGCCGCCGTCTTGGGCTTCGGCGACCGTCGCCAGTTCGACCTTGCCCGCGGCAGTCGTCGAGGCCGCCGGGACTTCCTGCTGCACGAAGGCCGTCGTGGCGATCTGCGTGGTGTTGGTGGCCGCGGCAGCAGTCGGCGCGGTCGGGGTCCCGGTCAGGGCGGGAGAGGCCAGCGGGGCGTAGGTGCTCGATGCCGTGCTGGACTTCAGGTATCCCTGGCCGATGACGTAGGCCGTGGTCGCGAGTTGCGTGGTGTTCGTGTCCACCGCGGCGGTCGGGGCCGTGGGCGTGCCCGTCAGCGCAGGGGAGGCGAGAGGCGCATAGGTGCTCGAGGCCGTCGCCGTGGTCAGGTAGTTGCTCGCCGTCTCGGTCGCCATCGTGCCGAGGCCGAGGTTGGTCCGGGCCACCGAAGTGTCAGCCAGCCCGGAAAGGTTGCCGGCCTTGCTCAGGTAGTCCGCCGCGGTCGCCTTGGCATCCAGCGCGGTCTGGAGGTCCGTCTGGCTGCTAAGCGTCCCGGTTATCCCGCCCCACGCCACGCCAGCCGAGTCGGTGCCGTTGACCCAGAGCCCCTGCGTCGAGTCGTACTTGAGCACCTGACCGTTGCTGACGCTCGTGATCTTCACGTCGTGCAGCTCGTTCAGCTCGTAGCCGTTCTGGATGGCGACCAGGATGATGCCCTGCGTGGGGTGCGCCCGGACCACGATGCCGACATAGACGAGATGGTCAGGCGCGGACGGCTTGGTCGTCGTCCAAGTTCCCGCCGTGGTCGGGGACAGGTAAAGCTGCTGGCCCTCGGTCAGCGCCGAGGTGTCCACGTTCTCGAGCTCGCCGCGGACGATGACGTAGCCGAAGCCGTTGTTCGCGATGCTCGTCTTGGTGAAGCCGAAAGTCTGCGCCGAGTTGGCGTCATTGTTCGCCTGGGCCTTCGTCACCGTCGGACGGTTCCCGGTGGCGCCGTCGATGTAGACGATGGTCCCGGCCGCAAGGGTCGCCCCGGACTGGTTGCGGACGTAAACCTCAAGGTTCTTTGCCACCGCCGTGCCGGCCGCAAGCTCCTGCTGGACGAAGGCGGTCGTCGCGATCTGCGTGGTCGAGGTCAGGGTCGCCGCGGTCGGCGCCGTCGGAACGCCAGTCAGGGCCGGGGAGGCCAAGTCGGCCTTCAGGTCGAGCGCAGTCTGGAGGTCAGTCTGGTTGGAAAGCGTGCCCGTGATGCTGCCCCACGCGGCGCTCGCAAGGTCCGTGCCCCAAGTGGTGTCCCAGTCCGCGTTGGAGTTCTTCTTGAGCACCTGCCCGGTCGTCCCGCCCAGGGGAACTCCGGGGGCCGCGCCATAGACTGAAAGCGAAAGCGTAGCCGGGGCCGTCGCCATGATGCTGGCCGCCAGCGTGGCGTCATTGTCCGCCAGCGTGACGGACAGCGAACCGAAGGGCGTGTCGTCTACGGTGAACGGCATGGCCTTATTCCGTGACCTGCTCGATGACGTTAAGCCGGAGGGTCTCGGAGTAGAACGTCGAGCCGGCCGTCACGAACTTGATGTCCCACTTGGCGTTGCCGATGGCCCACGCCGAGGTCGACCCGGCGTAGACCGCCGTGAAGGACAGGCCGCCCCCCGCGATCGTGATGGTCAGGTCGTACTCGGCGCCACCAGCGTCCTTGATGGACGAAGTGACCGTCGAGGACGAGAGGTTCGCAGGACCGCCCGCGGCAGGGGTGTACGTTACGGTTGCCGAGAAGGTGGTCCCCCTCTTGAACGTGGCGGTGTTGCAGCTCATGAGTCCCTTACCCCTTGCGGGGGTGGCAAGGGGGGTCAGAAGGCCGTCATGTCGCTGATGGTCGTGTAGCCCGTGAAGGCCGTCATGCCGATGTTCTGCCCTAGCGCCGGCGACAGCTGCGTTATGTCGGTCCAGTCCGCAGTCGTCGTATAAGTCCCGTTGACCAGACGCCCCGTGAAGAAGTTGTCGATGTCCACCGTGTCCAGAAAGTTGTTTATCGGTGAGTAAATGGGGTTGTTGGTGTCGTTGATTGAGTTGTCATACGCGCCGACGCTGATGTATGAATCGTAAGTGCCAGCCCCGTCCGCGAAGCCGGTGATCGGTCCGGCGTATTCGGTGTGCTGGACATTCAACGTATCGGTCCAAGTGAGTGTATAGGGCCAGCTGTCCACCCGGATGTGCAGTCCGTCCGTAGGATACCAGCCGCCGTCGATGATCAGGGAGTTCGTCCCCTTGCTCCAGCCGTCGTATTCCTCAATCAACGTGCAACGGGTCTTGCCCCAGGTCGTCGTCTCCTCGGCGGTCCGCGTGCCGTAAGGGTCGCCGCCGATGACGTCCATAAGCGTCGTGATGGTCGGAGGCGTGGGCATCAGACGCGGGCCCAGAAGTAGCGGGCCGTCAGTCCCGCCATCTTGATGCGGTCAGTCCAGACGGACCCGGTGACGTACTGCCAGATCGTGATGACATTGGTGGACGGGTCCTTGTAGGCCGAGGCCAGCAGCAGTTTCCCGAAGTCGTCGTCGCTGCTCAGCTGCACGTCAGTCGAGCCGACCAGGGGGTAGCGGAGGTCGGTGTCGTCCGTCTCCGGGTATTCCGTCGGGTCGCTCGAATCCACGCCGACGTCCAGGTAGACGTAGGAATAGTTCGTGGTGGAGTTGAAGTCCCACTTGGCCTTGGGCCGGGGAAGGTCCGTCATCAGCTTGGCCGTGCCGCCGACGTCCGACATCAACGGGTCAAGGTTGTTGACCGTCCCGGCCGTGCAGTAGAAGTAATACTCCGCGGTTCCTCCGACCGTCGCGGTGCCGGCGTTGAATACCCTGAAAGGGTGGTCCGTGGAAAAGTCGTCCGGGGCGAAAGGGCCGCCGACGTTCAACGTCACGCCGTAGGCGCCGGACGAGAAACCATAACCGTCTCCTGGCTGGATGTTCATGCTTAGGACGCGCCGTAGACCGCCGAGGGATAGCCGTCCACGTTGTAGCGGATCTCGTAGTTTATCTTCATCATGTAGGGCACGCCGCTGGCGTTCAGCGCATAGGACTCCATGTTGACCTGAGAGAGCAGGAGCTGGTTGCGAGAAGGCGAGCCGGTCGTGAAGGTCGTGCCGAACACCGAAGGCAGCAGGGTAGTGCTGCTGAACTGGTTTGTACCGCTGGTCTTGCCGAGGTCGCCTTTCAGGTTCGTCAGCACGTTGCTGTCGGTGGTGTAGATCACGCCGGAGAAGGAAGTCACCGGGGCGAGGTACTGGTTCTTTCCGTAGTAAAGCGGATAGGCCGGGTCGAGGAAGCCGACGAACTTGCCTCCGTTCGGGTCTTGGAAGTGCGAGCCGTTGAGCCCCTTGTAAAGGGTCGAGTTGTTGGGGCCGAGGATGCTCGAGGACGTGAACGGAGTTGCGCCGGCGATGCCCGTGCTGGCCGTGAAGAAGTTTGAATGAGTCGTGATGTGCTCAGACGTCAGGCCGTTTGAGGCCGTGACTTCAGGACGTGTGGTGCCAGACGCGCCGCTGGCGATGCCGACGTACTCCTGGTCGACGAACACAAGGGCGTTCTTCTGGAAAGCGTAGGAGGACTTGGTGCACTTAAGCGTCTCGCCGCTGACCTTTGTGAACGTGGCGCCGATCCCGATGTTGGCGTCCGAGAAGGCGCTGGTTTCGGTGACGGCCCAGCGTGCCTTGACCGTCAGCAGCCCGTAGCCGTTGTTTACGAAGGTCCAGTCCGGCTGGAGCAGCGCGGACGTCAGGGCGTTTCCTTGTGAGATGCGTGCCATGGCTTACTTGAACTGGGGGTAAAGGAGAGGAGGGCCCTTCTTGGTCAGGTTCGGGTCGGGCGTCAGCGCCGGCTGGGCGGGCGTCAGCTTGTTGTCGATGCTCCGCAGCAGGTCGTTGGTCTCGGTCATCGCCGCGATCACCGGGGACTGGCCCACGCCGATGACGTTCCCGCTGACGGCCTGCGCTTTGGTGACGTCCTCCGTGACCTTCTTCTTAATGTCAGTCGGAGTCTCACTTTGCAGCAGTTTGGCAAGACTGGCCTGAACACCCTTATCCTGGGCGAAGATTGAAAGTGAAGTTCCGGCCCGAAGCTGCGCCTTCTGAACTTCGTTCAAAAGGTCATAGCCACGCTTGTCAGTCTCAAGGAATCGCCGGGTGGTCTCCTCAGCGGCGTCCTCCATCTGCATCCGCTTCTTCTTTGCCTCGTCCTCGGCCTTGAACCTTTTGGCAAGGTAGACCGTGGTCGGGTCGAACTGGCTGAAGTCCTCCGCCTCCGAGGCAAGGTCAAGCGCCTCCTGGATCTGGGCGCGGCGCTCCTCAATCTTGCGTCCGATGAAGTCAATGGCCCGGTTCAGGAGCATGACCGGGGCGAGGTAGGACATCGCGAAGTCCTTGCCGAACTCCGACAGCTTCTTGCCCACCGCGTTGGTGAACTGCTGCATCTGGCTGAGGGAAGCTTTGGCTCTGCCGACAACCTGGTCGACGTCGCTCTTGCCCTTCAGCTCATACTCCATTTTGCGGCTCATCGGTGGTCTTCACCTCTGGGGGCTTGGCAAGTCTCACCGACTGCATGAAGTCCTCCTCCTCGGTGGAAAGGATGTTGAGGTCGGCGCCCTTGTTCCTGGCAAAGGCGCATGACAACCAGATGGCCTGGCACTCCGGCATCTCCCATGCCCGCTGCTCAGGGATGCCGCCATAAATGAGCGATGCCACGACCGCAAGCGGCCACGGCATGGCTCCTCCGGCATCGCCGCTGGTCTTGCCTTCCTTCTCCCAGAACTTGGGCCACGCGCTGATGTGAACGTAGGCCACAAAGCGCTCAAGGTTCTTTTCAAACTTGGCGCGGTTGCTCGTCATCCGAAGCACCCTCCACTTGTCAGCCAGGGAGAAGTCGCCGATTGGCTCCTCGGCGCAGATCTGCACGGCCAGCATCAGGTCAGCCGGGGTTATCTCTCCCTCCCTTATCAGCGGCGAGTCCACGGCCATCAGCCGCACCCGGTGCTTCAGGCAGAAGGGATACACCAAACGACCCAGCATCCGCACGGGAGCCGGGTCGGTGAAGGCCGAAAGGAACCGCCTGTCCATGGGGTCGATTCTGACCCCTACCAGACTAAGTCAATCAGGCGGGCGTGATGCCTTCGTAGTCCACCGCGGTGATGCTCACCTTGATGAACTCCTTGTTCCCGCCGCGCTCCTCGATCTTGGTGATGGTCCCGACGTAGGAGGTCGAGGCCGAGCCGCTGGGGTAGGCGCTGTTCGTCCCGGTCGTGAAGGAGATGGTCGCGCCGAGCGTGGGCGGGCTGGACGTCTTGGCGATGCCCTCGATGGTCAGCTCCGTCTTGCGGTCGTCCAGGCGGTGCGTCTTGGTCAGGCCGGTCTCGTCGACCACCGTGTCCTCCGAGACGAAGGACGCGCTGACCGTGTAGGACTGCACGAACAAGTTGTTGACTGTGCCCGCCACCCCGTAGAGGCAGCTAGTTCCATTGATTACGGCGGCCATTTAACCTTGTCGGGGTGTCAAGTTAAGCCGCAGGGGGCACCACGACCAGCACCTCGTAACTCATCGAGGTCGCCCAGGAACGCTCGTCCACCCCCTCGTCTTCCGAAGAAGGAGTCACGTCATAAAGGGTCGCGTCCCCGGTCGCCGTGAAGGCCGCCTTCAGGGAGGCCAGCCCCTGCATCACCCCGGCGATGGAGGCGCAGCGGGCCCGGTGCGTGGCCAGGGAAGTGTCGTCGGCGTTCGAGGACATGATCACCCGCGTCGTGCAGGAGTAGTTGCCAAGGCCCTCGGGCAGGTCCGCCGGCGGGCGGGCGGCGTCCACCACCACGACGCACCTCGGCAGGTCCACGACGGAGGCCGAGTCCCCGGTGTAGAAGTTCACCCCGGTCAGCCCGTCGTCCAGGGCAAGCTGCGCGGAGATGACCCCCTCGACGATGTGCCTGATGCTCTTGGTGCCCATGCTTACCCTTGGTTAAAACGTCTAACGTCCTCGCCGATGACCCGTTGCAGCTCAATCTCGAGCCGCACGTCATTTTGCAGGATGGCGCGTTCTGCGGCCTGCGTCCGCGTGGCAACCCCGTCCATGTCGCCGATCAGGTTGCCGATGACCACCTTGAAGTTGTCCTTGCTGAAGTTGGTGGTCTGATAGCCAGCCCCGCCGCCGTGGCGCTTGATGTAAGCCGCGATGTCGCGCAGGCCGCCGACGCTGCCAGACCGTCCGCGCTTCTTCGGCTTGGGCAAGGTCTGCATGACCCGCCACCAGCCGGCCTTCAGATTGCCGATGCGCGTCAGACGCTCCTTCACATAGTTCTCCAAAATGCCTTTGCTCTTTACGAGATAGTAGCCCAGGGCGTTGGTCGGCTTGTAGACCTTGAGCGTGCCCTTGTACTTCCGGCGCAGACTGTCATGGATGGGCCTCAGCTCTCCGGCCTCCAGCCCTGCGCCCATCTTGCGGACGTCCTGCACCGAGTACTGCGCAAAGTAGTTCTTGGCCTTGTAGTAGCCGCGGGTCGGGTTCGGGTCCCGCACGATCTTGTTGACCACCTCGGAGTCGAACGTGATGGCCTTGGCGTCCTGCTGCGCGTCGAAGTAGTCGGACATCCGGCCCAGGCGGGCGGCAGTCGCAAGACGGTTCAGCAGCAGGCCGGGACCCGTGCGCTTGCTCCGGGCGTCCAGCGGCTTGAAGATCTTGTTGATGTCCCGCATGAGCGCACCTTTGCCGGCGTCATAGGCGTCCTTCGTCGTGCCCTGCCATGACCCGGGGACGAAGGGCGGGGTGTACCACATCGTGTCACGGCACAGCCACGCCGCCGTATAAAGCGCCGTGTACTCCATCGACCAGCCCGACTCCCTGGCGAACTCCTCAAGGCCCCGGTTGAACCGTGCCATGGACTCCGCGTCGAACTTGAAGCTGACGCTGACCCCCATGGCTTACTGGTCCTCGTGGATGACGTTCAGGGTCACCCAGGCCGACCCGGGCTTGTAGGAGTACGCCTTCACCCGCAGGTTCTTGCCCCCCGCCACGATCTTCTTCCCGATGAGCAGGGAGGCCACAGGGGTGGACCCGCTGTAGGTCGCCCCGCTGGACCCCACCGTAGACCCGTCTGAAAAGGTCCAGGAGGCCGTCACGGCAGGCAGTCGGACCGTGTGCATGGTCTCCTGAACAAACCCCCCGCTTTCCAGCCGCGAATCCAAAAGCGGCTCGGAGAGCAGGCAGTAGAAGGTCAAGGCCCCGGAGTTCGCCGACCCGGCCACCCCGAAGTCCTCGGTCATCTCCTTGGCGTCCGCCAGAAACTCAGAGTAAAGGGACATCCTACCCTTGGCTAAAATGGCAAAAAAAGAGGCCCCCAATCGGGGGCCCCGTTCTTGCGCTCAGGCCGCTATTAGGCGGTCTTGAGGCGGACGAGCGAACCAGCGCGACCCACGGCGGCTCCGAACAGGAGGGTGGCCGTGATGTTGTACAGACCGCTCTGCTCCTGGCCCATGATGACCTGGACGGACAGACCCGTGTCGGCGTCGGTCGCGTTGGCGACTTCCCATCCGGGGATCTCGGTCATCGGGAGGGCGGAGGCGACGGCGATGGCGTCAGCGCCGCAGGCGAATCCGGCGAGGGACTCGCTGTTGTTCGGCAGGCCGGCGAACTGGTAGACGTTGGCACCGGCGAGCTGGCCGATGTTGCCGGACTGGATGACGTTCGCACCGAAGCCGTTCGCGCCGACGATGGAGGAGTCTCCACGGAGGTCAGCGATGTAGGTGCTGTTCAGGACGAGAGCGCGGGGCTGAGCAGCGCCAGCGTCGTCGAGGGTCTTCTGGGAAGCGACCGCTTCGGCGTAGCTCAGGGAGGCGCCGGTGACGGTGCTGGTCGAGTAGTTCGCGTTGGTGATCAGCGCGGCCACTTCGTCGAGGCACTTCTGCGAGAGGGCGTTGGCGGCCGTCACGGCGAAGTTCTGGAAGAAGGACATGCCGTACTCGCGGATGTTCAGGGGGGTCACGCGGGTCGAGACCTTAAAATGCTTCAAAAGTACGTCCGTTTTGGTCACCGTTGCGTCGTCCTGCGTCAGATATCCGGAGCTGCCGAACTCGGTCGCGGTGGAGGTGCCGATGAGGGGCACCTGGATGGTCTTGCCCTGGCCCGAGATGGACGAGGAGAAGACGGAGGAGAAGCCCGAGAGGACCGGGAGCTTGTACTTGATGGACGCGATGACGCTGTCGGCGAGGACAGAGGGCGCGGCCTGGATGGAGTTAGCCATGTGTAGGAGTTAGGATTGAGGGTGAGAGAAAATCAGGAGACGCGCATGGCGGCCATGATGGCGGCCTTGTTGGCGTTGAAGAAGGCGGTGCGGGCGTCGCCGGAGAGCGCGAGATACTTCTCGAGCACGCTGCG